TTTGAAGCACCACAAGAACATTTTCAAAAATTAATTGACATTAGTTATGATTTTAAGTTATATCAAAAGTTTGAAGAAAAAGGTGTATCATTAAGATCATTTTGTACAAACAACAATGCAGCTTACGTTGCATCTGAACACACTTACGGTGATGTTAGTTATAATGGACATGCTAAAAAAGACGAAGCATACAGAAATAACATGACTAATTTTGGCATATTAATGGAAATTAGAAACATTGACAAACCATTTGACTGGTCAAGAAAAGCAGTAGAAAAATTACAACATAAGGGTGTGGGAATGTTTTATTCTCCATCACACAGAGTTCCATCTAAAACGTCAGAAGGAGATTATGTAGAAACTCATGTTGTAGACAGTATAGACGTTTTATATGATGCAATTGGAGAATATGCACTTCACATTGAAGATTTTATTATGGATTTAGAAAAAGTATTCCCAACATTAGGTAAAGATTGGGGAATTTACATGCCTGA